TTAACCCAATAACTTCAAGCTCTGCTGTGTCTGATATAACAGGTTCTGCAACTGCTGATATGCAAATGTCTGTTGACTTCAGAGCTTCATCTGATATTACAGGCTCTGGTACTATTGTTGCTGATGTTATTAAGGAAGTATTTGTTAATAACTTCTACTTAACTGATCATGCAGGAAACGAAATTGTTGATCATAATGGTACTTACTTAACTATTGGTCAATTTACTGAATCTGCTGGTGCAGCTGTTATTGAAACTAATGTTCTCAGAACAGCTGCAAGTTCTGCTGATATTACAGCTTCTGGTGTAAGTATAACTATTGCTACTACTGAAGAGAATGCGATAGGTATAGTTGGGGGATCTGCTAATATTAGCGCTACTCCAATAGCCACTTGGAGTCCATCTGCTGATATTACAGCAATTGGTGCTACTACTTCTGCTTCTAGTGTAACAGGGGATGGTGCTGGTATAATTGGTGGTGATGCTTCAATTATTGCAACCTCTATTAATAATAGTAATGCTACATCCGATATAACTGCAACTGGTGCTATCGTATCAGCTGCTAGTGATATTGCTAGTGGAGTTAGTATTATTGGTGGATCTGCTACAATTGAATCAATAGCAACTAATACTGCTTCTACATCAAGTGATATTGTAGGTGGTGGATTATCTATTACAGCTGCTTCTACTACAGCTGATGGTGCTGGTATAATTGGTGGTAATGCTGTAATAACTGCAGTAGCCACAATAACTAATAATACTTCTGGTGATATTAGTGGATCTAATACAACCGAATCTGTTGCATCTACAATTAATAATATAACATCTGATATTACAGGTACAGGATTAATTGAATCCTTAGCTGGAGTTAACACCACAGCTTCTGCAGATATTGATGCATCAGGATTAAGTGTATTTGCTGGACATACAGAACTTCATGATAATCCAACATTTACTGGTACAGCATCTGTTTCGGTCACTCCAAGCTTTGTTTATACTATCTTCAATGATGATCTTGCCCTTGAAAATGGGGATAGTCTAATAGCAGAAAATGGTGACAATTTATGGTTGTCTTACGAGGATGCTTATTGTACAGCATCTGTAACAGCTGCTCCAGAAACATATCATATATACTTTGAAACTGCTTACTACTTAGACTTTGAGAATGGTGATGAATTCGTTTATGAGAATGGAGATATTCTCCATCTTGAAGGTGGATCATGGATTGATAGTGGAGCAATTCTAATAGCGAATGGTGATAGAATTGCTAGTGGATCTGGAGATATTAATGGATCTGCTATAACAACTGCAGAATCTATTGTTACTAATAATACTTCTGGTGATATCACAGGTACAGCAACATCTGACATGCAAATGTCTGTTGAATTTATTGCTTCTGGTGATATTACAGGTACATCTTTAGCAACATCTGAATCTATTAATATAGCTTCTGCTACATCTGATATTGTAGGTGGTGGATTAACTGTAATGGCCGCTTCTACTACAGCTGATGGAGCAAGCATTATTGGTGGAGCTGCATCAATTGAATCTATTGCCACTAATGAAATTTCTGGCTCTAGTGATATTGTAGGCGGTGGATTAACAATCTCTGCTTCAACTGCTACAATGGATGGAGTTAGTATTGTTGGTGGATCTGCTATAACAACAGCAGCTGCTTCATCTACAAATTCTGGCTCTAGTGATATTGTAGGTGGTGGATTAACTGTAATAGCTGCTTCTACTGAACTTAATGGTATTGCTATTACGGGTGGTAATGCTATAACAACAGCAACTGCTTCAACAATTAATAATACTTCCTCTGATATTATAGGTACAGCTGCTGGCATATCTATTGCTGATACTGAAACATCAGGCGTTGGTGTAATTACAGGATCTGCTATATCAACTGCAGAACCTACATTAACTAATAATGGATCTTCTGATATTAGTGGAACATCGAGTATAACTGCTAATGCTACATTAACTAATAATGGATCTGGTGATATTAGTGGATCTAATACAACTGAATCTGTAGCAATATTAATTAATAATGGATCTCTTGATATAACAGCTGATGCTGCTCATATATTTGCTGGTCATACAGATCATTATGTAACTTCTGCATTGAATGGCACATCTACTGTTACTGCAGAGGCTACAACAACTAATAATGTTGAATCTACTATTACAGGAACGGGATTAATTGAATCTGTAGCAATATCAATTAATAACATAACATCTGATATTATTGGATCTGCTACAACTACTTCAATTGCATCTGTTGAAACATTCCTGAATAACTACACATTAGTAACTCAAGCTGGTCATATTATTACTGATGAGTCTGGTAATTATATTGCTACAATAACACCAACTGAATCTGCTGGTTCTGTTATAATGACAGCTGATAATCTCAGATTAGCTGGTGGATCTGGTGATATTATAGGATCTGCGGTATCTACTGTTAATGCAGCGACTACTAATAACGGATCTTCTGATATTAGTGGAACATCGAGTATAACTGCTAATGCTATAACAACCAATAATGCTTCTGGTGATATTACAGGATCTGTTGGAACTATAACAGCTGCTACTGATACATTATCTGGGGTAAGTATAGTTGGTGGATCAGCTATAGTTACTGCTGAAGCAAGTATAAATAATAATAGTATAGCAAATGTTGATGCTGCTGGATTAAGCGTATTTGCTGGCCATACTGAACATTATACCACTATTGCATTAACTGGTGTATCATCTGTTACTGCTGATGGAACAGTTACTCAAGGTGAATACAACGTCTTGAATAATACTACATTCAATAGTGGACCTTTGGGATGGATATAATATGAAACCTGTAAATGAAAAATTAGATGAAGTTTTTGGTATTGAACCTGATCATGATTTAGTTTCTTCTTCTAGAAAGGAACGTGGTGTACCTGCACCAGTTGATGTTACATCAAATCCAAATGAAAGAGAACAAGACATAGACTCTGATTATGAATGTGCGCGTGAACAATTGCATAACCTTGTTATAAGAGGTAATGATGCTTTAGAAGGTATTTTAGAATTATCTAAAGAACAGGCATCAGCCAGAAGTTATGAAGTAGCTGCAACATTAATTAAAACTATAGGTGATACTACAAAAGACTTAATAAAATTACAAGATGATATGAATAAGGTTAAGAAGGAAGATACACCTTCTACCGTGAATAATACAATGAATGTGAGTTTAACCACTCATGAATTACAACAAATGTTGAGTGATAATGGAAAAGGTTAGTTCATATTTAGGAAATCCTCGATTAAAGAAATCTAGTGAGCAAATTGCTTGGACCGAAGAAATGGTTCAAGAGTATTTGAAGTGTAAGAACGATATTGTATATTTTGTAAAGACCTTCATGAAGATTATTCATGTAGACCATGGATTAGTCCCATTTGATACATACCCATTCCAAGATGATTTGATTAATCATTTAAATGATAATCGTTTCTCTATTGTGAAGACCTCAAGACAGGTTGGTAAGACAACAACATCAGTTGCTTTCCTATTGCATTATATATTATTTAATGAAAGTAAGGTTGTTGGTATTCTTGCCAATAAGGGAGCAACATCTAGAGAAATTCTTGGCCGACTTCAATTAGCTTATGAGCATCTTCCTAAGTACTTACAACAGGGTGTATTGGAATGGAATAAAGGTTCTATTGAATTAGAAAATGGAAGTAAGATTATAGCTTCCTCTACTTCATCAAGTGCAGTTCGTGGTTTCTCATTCTCTGCTTTGTTCTTAGATGAGGCCGCTTTCATTCATGATAATATGTTTTGGGAATTCTGGGACTCAGTATATCCTACAATTTCATCAGGAAAGGAAACAAAGGTAATAATGGTATCTACCCCTAATGGAATGAATCATTTCCATAAATTTTGGACAAATGCTGTAGAAGAAAGATCTTCATTTGTTCCATTTGATGTCCATTGGAGTTTAGTTCCGGGACGAGATGAAAAATGGAAAGAAGATACTATCGGTAATATTGGTGAAGATCGATGGAGACAAGAGTTTGAAGCGGAATTTCTTGGATCTTCCAACACTCTAGTGAATATTAATACATTGTCCAATCTTGTATTCAAAGAACCAAAATATATTTCAAATGAAGTATTATATTACAAAACTTCTGAAGAAGGTCATACATATGTAATGTCGGTTGATGTATCTTATGGAAGAGGGCAAGATTATTCTACATTCTCTATAATAGATATTACTGAATATCCCTTTGAGCAAGTGGCCACATACAGGTCCAATCAAATTAGTCCATTATTATTTCCTTCTATTATTCAAAAGGTTGGTAATGACTATAATGAAGCATATGTTATAGTTGAAAGTAATGATATTGGAAAAACTGTCCTTCAAGTACTCAACTATGAATTGGAGTATGAAAACTTAATATCTGTTGGTGCAATTAAATCAATGGATATTGGTATTAGAATGACTAAGTCTACTAAAGCTATGGGTTGTTCTAATCTAAAAGACTTAATGGAAAGTCAAAAATTAATTGTAGTTGATAGACATACTATACAAGAGCTATCAACATTTATTATTAAAGGATCCTCTTATGCAGCCGAAGGAGGATGTCATGATGATATGGTAATGAATCTTGTATTGTTTTCTTGGTTTACAGGACAAACGATGTTTAAAGATCTTACTGATAAAGATATTAGGCTAAAGATGTACCAACAACATATAGATGATATTGAAGAAATGATGACTCCTTTTGGATTTTCATCAGAACATGATGATGAAAAGGTAATATATGAGGATGGAGTCCGTTGGTCCATTGTTTGATAAATCAAAATAATATAAATATATAAAGTAAAAACAAATTTTTATTTTTTTTATTTTTTTTTTAATTCTGGAATAGGAGATAAGATATGGGATTTGCTCTCTCGCCAGGTGTAACAGTTAAGGAACATGACCTTAGTACAACTATCCCTGCCGTTGCTACCTCTTTTGGTGGTATGGTTGGAAGATTTACTACAGGTCCTGCAAACGAAAGAACTGTAATTACATCTGAAAATGAGTTGGTTGCTCTTTTCGGCACACCAACTAATGATACAGCTGCATCATTCTTCTCTGCAGCGAACTTTCTTAAATATGGTAATAACCTTACTATTGTTCGTACTGTAGCTAATGATGCTCTGAATGCCGCTTCTGACGGCACAGGTATTGCGATTCATAATTCTGATGCATTTGAAAATGGGAAAGCTGGTTTCGCTGCTCCTTGTTATGCAAAGAATACTGGCGCAATTGGTAATAACGTAACAGTTTCATGGGCTGATGATCAAGCATTTGCTTCATGGGCCGGTAATGCTTATTTTGACGCAGTACCAGACACCGATACTAACCAAGAAATTTGTGTAACAGTATCAAATAATGGTGAAGTTGTTGAGACTTATACAGTTTCTGTAACTGAAGGCGCTAAGGATGAACAGGGTAACAATATCTTTATTGATGATGTTATCGCCACTAAATCTAAGTATGTATATATGATTGCAGCTAATATGCCATCAGCCACACTTATTGATGAAGCTCCTGCTGCTGCAGATACTGAGGATTATTCACTTTCTGGTGGTACAGATGGAGCAGCTGCTCCAACCGCTGGTAATTGGAATATAGCTTGGGATCTGTTTGCAAATGCTGATGAAGTTGATGTAAATTTACTTGTTGCAGGTGCTGCAGCTGGTGAAACTACTGAAATTGCTTCTACAGTACAGCGATATGTAATTCAAACAGTTGCTGAAGGTCGTAAAGATTGCGTTGCTTTCGTTTCCCCACCTAAAACGGAAATTGTTGGTGTTGCTTCTGCTACTCAATTAAGTAATCTTCAAGAATGGCGTACTGCTACTGGTGGATATACCACTAATCATATGAATGTTAATTCATCTTATGGTTTCCTCGATGGTAACTATAAGTATCAATATGATAAGTATAATGATTCTTATCGTTGGGTACCATTGGCTGGTGATACTGCTGGTTTATGTGTATTTACTGACGTTTCTAAGGATCCTTGGTGGTCACCAGGTGGTCTGAATCGTGGTAAGATTAAGGGTGTTGTTAAGTTAGCATTCAATCCTGGTCAAGGTTATCGCGATCAAATGTATAAGTCACCATACGGTATTAATCCGGTGGTTTCTATGCCAGGTCAAGGTACAGTACTTTGGGGTGATAAAACAATGTTAACTAAGCCATCTGCATTTGATAGAATTAATGTAAGACGTTTATTCAT